ACGTGAAGAACGGCAGTTGGTACATCTCGCTCACCCCGTGGGCAAGAGCGGACTGAAAAGCCTCGACCACGTACGAAGCAGAGATCGACGCCTCAGGGAAACGGCTGAGGGTAAGGTTGGCCTCCGCGGCGAACACGCAGTCATCAACGATGCCGTTTCCAAACATCTGGTAGCGAGGGGTTAGAGTCCCGTGGACCGTGAGCGCACTTGCCCCGGTACTAACCCCCAGCGACACCAAAAAAACGCCACAGGCGACCACAGCGCGTCTCACGGCGTCCATCCGTGCAGTGCTGCCAGGGTCAAACCAATGAGAACGCCCACTGAGGTGATTTCGAGGACGGTCAAGACCATGAGGGCGAGTTTCCTCATTTCGGCCAGCCTTCAGCTTTGAGCGTCGCGGCCAAGTTGCGCCATGGTTCACAAGCGGGGATTAGATCGCCACAACGTGCGCACCGTTCGTCAAACTCGTAGCGGTCATCGTCACGACACAGCGCGTCGCGGTGCGCGCCAAGGCTGTTCGTGCGGTGTTGGGGTGAGCAAAAGGTGCGAGTGACCTCGAACGCTTCACCCCCGTAGGTGGCTAGGTAGGTGGTCATACAGCCTTCTTTCCGTTTGAAGCCTCATCAGGTGGCCTACGTGACCACGACGCCCGGAGGCGTTTCGGCTAGTAGCCCAACCATTCAAGAACGCGCCCGGCGTCGTAACTCGGCCCGAGACCGCAGAACTCCTGGAAGTCAGCCAACTCGTCACCGCTCAGCACACCAAAGCCGTGGTTCTTCAGTTCCAGCATGGCACGCTTGAAGTCGATCATCTCGCCCTGCGCGCTCTCTAGGTAGGTCATACTTACTCCTTTTTCGACTGTCGCCGCCATGACGACAAGAGCAAAGATACACACCCAATCACAACAGACTCACAACGGACTAACAAATCTTTCTGTGAATCTGTTATTCTGAAGCCGACCAGCGTTTAACTTCTACGCCGACACCCCATAACCATTGCGGGGCTGGTCAACAGTTGGTTGGCGGTCGTGCCGTTTCCTTGGACGACTGCCGTGCTCGTGACAGCAAGGTGAGGACCACGATACACACGAAACGTCGTGAATTCAGGGTTAGGCGAGGCTAAGTCACCTGGTCCCAAGGGGTGAAAAGATTTCACCTTCAATGACGTGCAACGGGGTTTCGGGCTCACTAAGTTTTGGCGGCCACCCGAACCCACCAACGCGGTTCAAACGACGACAAAGCCTTAGCACCCGGCCTGGTTGGTCAAGTCCACACATTGCCAACTCGCGCCCTCTAGCATTGACGCGTGTGCGATCACAGCGACCTACGACAGTGCCAGACACGCTTGGACTTTCACGACGGTCGAGTCTTCGTGGCTTGTATCGAGTGTGGTGAACCGATTGAGAACGAGCGCAGTTCTGCGAAAGATGACCCGATAGGTCAGGTATCCAAGTGAGAGTGATTGTCGCTCGATTCTTAGTGAATGCAGTGAACAGTATTCACAGTTACAATGTAAGGTGTATTCACTAAGCATACTTTGCCTTAATTCCCGCAATTCCTTATCATCTACTCATCTATTCACTCTCGTTGCCCCTTGAGAGTTGCGCATTCTTCACCGTTCCACACCCTCAGCTTTACGTAATCACTATTATCGGCGTTATCACACATCATCTCATCAGGTGTTATGGATGTGGACTACCAACGATGGTCCGTGATCGAGTGTGCAGACGCGGCTGTGAGCGCGGGCGTTTAACGCGCGGGGAATCGCGCACGCAGGCAGGCGCGAACCGGGTGTGTGCCCAGACGGGCGACGGAAAGTAGTAACTCTCTCACTTCTACCCATATATCAAAACTCGTCGTCAGGACGTTGTTCTTTCGCGCTCACCTGGTGCTACGATGTCGTCGTCCTTCGTGAAGGAATTCACATGCGAGAATGTTTCACGTGAAACAATGATAACCGAGAAGCAGTGGACACTCTACGAGACCTCACGGGCCAATGGTCTGAATCAGGTCAAATCGGCCCGCGCAGCCTCTATCTCCATTGCCTCGGCTCGCCGCAGGGAAGCCAAACACCCTGACCGAGCCGAGTATTTCCGGGCTGAACGACACGCCAGAAATCAGCCGGACCCCCGACGGAACAAGGATTTACCCCCCGAAGCGCTTAGGGCGTTGAAGGAATTCAACTACTTCCAGCTTCGTTATCTGGGTCGGATTGGTCTGCCCTGGCAGGAGGACGCCGCCCACAAAATCGTGGAACTCTTGGAAAGTCCCGACAAAGAGTACGCAGTGATCAACGCCTGCCCGGGGGCTGGTAAATCATCCTTATTCACCTACGCCATCCCCCTGTGGCTGACGTGTCGCGACCGGGCTATCCGGGGGTTGGTTGGCAGTGCCACCGCCAAACTCGGGGCGCAGTACGTGGCGCTTATTCGCAGGGCTTTAGAAGCCACGTTACCCTTGCAGGCCGACGACGAGGACAAGATCAAGGGGATTGCCTGCGACGCCGAAGCGACGTTGTCTGAGGATTTTGGCCGATTCAAGCCCGTCGATCACGAAAGTTGGACGAAGGACGCCTTTATCGTCCAGCAGTTTGACGGAGCGAGTATCACCTCAAAGGAACCAACCTGGACGGCAGTCGGCAGAGACCAGGAGTTCATCGGGGGACGCTACGACTTTTGCATCTGGGACGACCTCGTTACGTCAAACAGGCTGAGGTCAATCGAAACAATCGAAAAGGACCGCGACTGGTGGGACACCTACGCCGAACGACGCCTTGACCCCGGAGGGCTGTTAATCCTCCAGGGACAAAGGATGGGGGCCAACGACCTCTACCGCTACGCCCTCGATATGGAGGTGGGTCAAGACGACGACGATGATGATGACGAAGAACTCGAAGGGGTTGCGTTACGAGAAGGCGAGGACGGAGGGAAGAGGAAGTACCACCACATCATCTTCAAAGCTCACTACGACGAACTGTGTAAGGGGAGAGATTTCGGGCATGATGAAGAACCGTCCCGACAAGTTCGCCCAGGTCTACCAGCAAGAAGACGTGTCGAGTGATTCGGTCTTAGTTGACCCAGCCTGGATTAGCGGTTTAGGTGGTCATCCGGGGTGCTGGGACAAAGATAGGGACAGGTTGGAAATCCCTTTGGGCTTAGCCGCCCCGACCTACTCCATCGTCTCAGTGGACCCGTCTCCCACAAGATATTGGGCCATAGAATGGTGGCTCTACAACCAACCCTCCGACCAGTGGTTCCTCATCGACTTACTACGAACTGGCTTGGACGCTCCGGATTTGCTGGATTGGAACGCCAACATGGGGGTCTTTAGCGGGGTGATGGAGGACTGGCAGTCCATGAGTAGGGACTTAGGCGTCCCCATCACCCACTGGATTATCGAGCAGAACGGCGCGCAGCGGTTCTTGTTGAAGTACGACCACGTCCACCGCTGGCAGGCGAAGAATTCCGTCCTCATCATCCCCCACGACACGTACCGCAATAAGACCAACGACGACTACGGGGTGCAGATGATCGCGCCGAACTTTAAATTCGGAAGAGTCCGTCTGCCAGGGAAGGTGTCGAGAACCAAAGGCGTTGGCGTCGGCAGGGCGGTGTCAATGAAGTTGGTCGATGAAGTGACGAGGTACTCAACGACCTCGGAGTCAAAAGGCACCACGGACGACTGCGTGATGGCGTGCTGGTTCGCCATGTTTCAGATGCAGTACCTCTCGACCCCAAGCGCTTCTAGACGTCCGTCCAAGCGTCCGAGTTGGATTAGTCCCCGACGACTAGCAAGTTGAGATTTAGGATGAACCCGTGATTGCCATTGAGGTCATTGAGAGTCAGTACCGCCAGCGCCAAAGTGAGTTGAGTCCCGCCCTAGCGAGGTGGGCGCAGGTGGCGAAACACGCGGACGGCGACATCATGGTCCCCACCAGTGAACTCGACCAGGACGAAAAGTCCATGGCCGTCAACCTCCTAGGACCGGGCTTGGACCAACTAGCAATGAGAATCGCGTCCACCATGCCGGACATCTCGTGTGACCCGATTCGCCCCGGTATCCAAGGAAGTGAGAATCGAGCCGCCACCAAGCGAAGGGCCCTTCTCTCCTACTGGGAGATGAACCGCATGGACATGATTCTTCGTCGGCGCGCGAGGTTCCTCCTCGGCTACGCCGCCTCGCCGGTTTCCATTTCGTTCCTCGCTCTGAATCCAATGGACAAGCGCGAAATCCCCCACTGGCGGGTCTTAAACCCGATGTGCGTCTTTCCCGCGAAGACCCCGGACATCAACGACATCGAACCCCCCGACTGCATCTACGCCTTCCTCCAGCCCCTTCGGTGGTTGCAGGCTTTGTACCCCGACCAGGCGAATATCCTCTACAAGGGTAGAAACGCCAATCCCGACACGCTCTTTGAAATCCTGGAGTACAACGACGAGAACGAGACGGTGTTAGTCGCGTTAGGCCAAGCCAAGGAAAATGATTCACAACCCCGGTACGGCAGGGGGACAACCGAGAACATCGGCACGCAGTCCTGCGTTGAGTTAACCCGAGTGGTGAACAAAGCGGGTATCCCCTTAACGGTGTACCCCGGAAGAATCACTTTGTCAAAGCTCCAGGGGATGTTCGACCAACTCATGCCCGTCTACCACAACGCCTCGAAATTAGCTGCCTTGGAGTACATCGCCATCAAGCAGAGCATCTTTCCTAAGGAGTGGCTGGTCTCACATCCCAACTCTCCGGGTCAGGCGCAGATCATTGTGGAGGCCGATGGGTTAACCGGCGTGATGGGAGAGATTCGCAATGGTCAAGTCCAAACCACGCAAACCCAACCGAGTGTTCAAGCGGCGCAGATGCAAGACCGACTGGAGCGCGTTGGAAGACTCGCTGGAGGCTTACCTGCGGAACTCGGCGGAGAATCAGCCACCAACATCCGAACGGCACGAAGAGGCGAAGCGGTGTTGGGTGCGGCGATTGACATGCCCGTTCAAGAGCATCAGGAGATTTTTGAGGACTCCATGGAAGCGGAGAACCGTCGAGCGATAGCCGTTGCCAAGGGTTATTTCGGAGGAAAGCCAACGTCCTTTTACATCCCGAAGAACGGCAAGATGGGCGACGTAAAACCCGACTACGTGCCGAACGAGGTTTTCGAGAACGACCAGAACATTGTCAAGTACGGCATGACTGGCACGGACGCGAACTCTTTTGTCATTGCCATGGGTCAACGTTTGCAGATGGAGACGATAAGTCCTCAGACCTTCATGGAGATGGACCCGGTCGTCGAAGACGTGGAAGAAGAGATGGCGCGCATTTGGATATCAGGCGCACGACGCGCGATGATGTCATCAGTTGAAACAGGTGCTTCACAAGGTCAGATCGACCCGACCTTTATCGCGCGTTTGGCGCAAGCCTTGCAAGACGGCAAGACTCAACCCGAGGACGCCTTGACGGCGGTTCACAAGGAGATGCAGGCCGAACAGGCCGCGCAACAAGCAGCGCAACCTCAAGGCGCACCGGGTGCCCCACAGATGCCCGGCATGACCGGTGCACCGGGCGTGCAAGGTGGCGTGCCCAT